CTGTCGCGTTCGGTTTCGTATTTTGAACATTTTGCGCGTAGGCTTTTCCGGTGTTCGTGCCGGTACCTTTTATCAGCGTCAGCTGCGACTTTAGTCCGGTATCCGTTGACTGCGCGACGGATTGGCCGGCGTTTTTCGCTTCTTCTTTGCTTTTGCTGACTTCTTCCGGTGCTGCCGTGGCTGTTTTTACAGACGTTGCCGCCACCGGCGTGACCGTAACTTTCGCCTGGCTAACTGCGTTCACAGGCGTTTGCTCGATGGCTGCTTGCATCCCGCCAAGATAGGCTTTAGCCGCACCGCCGCCTAAGGTTTGCCAGCGGCTGTCTTTGTTTTGATTTGCAAAACCGAGATACGAAAAATTTCCAAGTTCGCCGGTTGCTTCCGACGGCGAATGGATTTTCAGTTTTTCTTTTAATGCTTGTAAAAAATTCTTTCCGGATTTTGTTCCTAGGTAGCTCCATGCCCCTTGATTCGATCCTTCTTTGAAACCGCTATATGAATATTCTCCAAGCTTCCGGGCTTTCTTTTTCGCGTTTGCTTGATCTGCTTTCGACGGCGAAATGTTGCTGGCCGCCCTTGATCCAACGCCTTTTGTGCGCGATACGACACCGGATAGCGCAGCCGCGGTATCTCTGGCTACCGCTTCGGCTCTGCTTTTCGCGATTTTTCTTTTTTGCTCGGGGATCGTCATGTTGTCCCCAGCCTTTACCCCGACACCGGCGCTTGATTTTCGGATTTCAGCCGATGCCATCTGATAGGCATCTTTCATCGACTTGGCTTTGTGGCTTTCGACCAGCTCTAAGGCGCGGGCTTTGACAATCGACTTGTCATACGTGCTTTGAAGACTTTTTTCTTTATTCTTTAGGTTGTTGTTGCTGTTTTGCAGTCGGTCTCTGGCTGCTTTTAACTCGTCTACTTTTTTTGAATGGGCACCGTAGGTGCCGTTACTCTTCGCCATTTCCGCGTCGATTTCCGCGTTGATGGTTTTTAGCTTTTTTCTGTTCTCGGTTTCCCGCTGATCAATCTCAGCTAATCTCAACTGCGCATTGTACTGCGCTTTGTAGGTGTTTTCCAAAACCTGCATGGCCGCGGCCTGTTTGGCCTGCTCCTGCATTTTTCGGATGTTGTCTTCAATCGCCGCGTTAGTTAAATTCAACGTATTCTTTTGATCGTCATATTTTAAATTGAGACCTGGAATCGCTTCATTTAACTTATCGACGATTTGTTTGATTTGGGCCTGGCCGGACGCTGTATTCCCCTGTGTCCGGACCAATTCCTGAAGCCTATCGTTAAGATTTTTCGCGATTTGAGCATGGGCCTGTATCGACGCGACGTTTTCACGATAGGATGTCCCGACGTTTTTCAGCTTGCCGGTTAGTCTATCGGTCGACGATGCCAGCTCGTCAGACCTTGTGACCGATTCGCCAAGGATTTTTTTGACTTTTTCCTGATGATCGTGATAGGTCTTTAGTCCGATGACCACGCCCGCGATAGCCAATCCCGCAATGGCGCCTGCAGGCCCCAAAGCTGCTAAACTTGTTCCAAGGCCTGCCGTGGCGCTGCCGGCAGTCGCTGCCGATCCGCCAGCCGCGGCCGCTTCGCCGCCAAGCGTGGCTAATTGGCCGCCAGCCGATGCTGCCGCTGGCCCAATCTTTAGAATATGTTTTTCAATAAATGTCGCCGCCGTGCCGCCTTCTCCGAAAGCTTTAGCGACCTTCCCGAAGCCTGTCGTTATTTTACCAGCACCGGAAATCACCGGCCCCATCGCCGCGGCAACCGCCGCCGTGCCTAAAGCAAAATTTTGCACTGGTTCAGGCAGCTTTGAGAAACCTTCGATCAGCTTCGCGGCCGCATCCATCGTCCGAGACAGCGCCGGAACAAGCGATTTCATGATTTTCGCGCCAGAATCCGCCGCCGACACCTTGAGTTTGTTCATCTCAATTTTGAGCTTGTCTGAACTCGTTAAAGTGTTTTTGTATGTCGTGTCCAGCGCGCCGTTTGAGTTGCTGAGTGTTTTGGTAAACTCTTCGAAGTTAAAGCGGCCCTGCTTGATCGCATCGATCATATCAGGACCGCCCTTTTTCCCAAAGATTTCCATCGCTTCGGCAGTGGATATCGTACCGTCCTGAACGCCTTTGACGGTCTTTTTAAACTCATCGCCGGCATTCTTTCCTTGTTTCATCCATCCGGATATCGCGATGCGCATGCCAGCGAATGCTTTCTCGGTAGTAACGCCTGCTTTTTCCCATTGTGCAAACATGGCGATGGACTGCTGTGTTGTGAAACCCAACTGTCGCATTGGCGCGCCATACTGGGTGACGTAGCCGGTCAGCTTATCGATCGATATGCCCGTGGCCTGTGAAGCAACCGTGAGCATATTCAGCATCTTTCTGTACTGTGACGAACTCATGTTGGCATCGCCCATGGCCCGGGATACCAGACGCACCGATTCGGTGGCATCGGTGCCGGTCACCTTGGAAAATTTCATAAATTCTTCGGTGGCCACTCGGGCATTTTTGCCGTTAAAGCCAAAACGTGTGTTGACTTCGCCCAAGGCGCTGCCGATATCTTCAATGCTGCCTGAAACGTTTGACGCTGCGCCTTTGTAGGCTTTTTCAAGACTTTTCGCAGCCTGCCCCGTGGCACCGGTGGCCTTGATGACGTTGGCCATGCCCTTTTCAACTTCTTCCGACGACCTAATCGCACCGGCTCCCATCGCGATGATCGGCACCGTCACGCCTTTAGTCATCGCGCTTCCAACGCTTGACATTTTCTGTCCATAGGCTTCGGCCTTTTTCGACGCCTCAGTCATTGACCGTTGAAACTGACCCCACTTGGTATTTTGTTTTTGCAGCGCGGTATCCACTTCGCCCAGTTTGCTTTTTAATTTTGTCAGTTCTAACTGGCTCGTTTGAATATCGCGATTGTATTCCGCCTGCTTCTTTCGGGTTTGGGCCGTTTCTTCTCCGGATTCTTCGACCGCCTTATTGTATTTTTCTAAGCGATCTCTGGCCGCACCCAGTTTTTCTTCCTGTGCCGCGATGGCCTTGGTCAACAGCTGCTTTTGTCGGGTTAGCGCTTTTTCGCTGTTCTCTTGTCCCTTGAACTCTGCGGACGTGGTTTTCATCTCGGTCCGCAGGTTCCTAAATTCTGAATTGATCGCGCGAATTTGGGCACGGAATTCGCGTTCGCCGTCTAAACGTATTCTTGGATTGATTGTATCTGCCATATGCGCCCTCTTTTATCCCAGCATTTTTAACGCCATTTCCAAATTTGCTGTTTTTTCTTCTTTGTCGTCGCGGTTTTTTTGATACCTCAACAATTCAAAATAGCCCCACAGATCGATATTTTCAACAGCCGAAAAGCTGTCGCCCGATTCCATGAGACTGATTTGTGTGTCTTGTACCAATTTTAAAAGCCAATCACACTCTTGGCTGAGAGTTACTTTTCTTCGATTTCCTTGACCGCCGCCATGTTCTCCCCCAAAAAATCAAGTCGCCCGATGGTGCCGTCTTTGAGGAATGTGCATGAATCGCAGATGAAACCCATCAACGCAGACGGTTGGATACCGTCCATCAGATCGTCATAAGTCAGGCCGTCATACCAGCCGCAAACGGTATTGACGACTGAATCTAATTCGTCGCCTTCCATCATGTACAGATTGGGCGCATCGTTCGTTTCATCTTCCGGATCGATTGCTTTTGCAATCATTTTGTAAATCCGCGTCGCGTCTTTGATGACGCGCGCGGAATGTTTGCCCATGAATACTTTTTTGCCGCCAACCAATTCAACATAGATATTTTTCATTTTTCGTTCCTATTTTTTTTAAGCGCCGGAACTGGATGCGTTGTTATCGTCCAATGCCTTTTTCGGACCGGCTTCAAGCCACGCTTTCGCAGCGTCAAAATTTTCAAATTCCTTTTTCAGGAATCGATCGCTGTCTTTTGCGTCTACAAAATTGATAGTTACGCTCGGCGTTGAAAAATTTGTTTTACCCTCTTTCTGCTTGACGTCGACATCGACTTCTTCGGCTTTCCCTTTAAAATACCAGTAGCCATTGACTGATCCATCGAATTTTTCGATCGCAAACCCCGTCGCGATATAGGGTACAATGTCAGTCGATTTGACGAGCATTGATTTTTTTGCTTTGTCATATTTGTGCCCATGCATCATCGCATCGTCTTCTGTTGACAATGAATTGATTTCCATTTCAACCGATGAAGCGCCCATGTCCGAACTCACATCGCGCAGGCCGCCATCCCCGTAAACATTTTCTGATTCTGTTTTAGTGGATGCTTTGACCGACATCAGTCCATCTTTGCAAATGGGGCGAACGTCTCCGTATGGCGCTTCGCTATTATCTGTCAACAGCGCAAAAACCGCTTTCCTAACGTTGACGGTTACCGAATCTCTCGGTACATCTGTAAATGCCATATTCAATCTCCTTTTACTTTGTAATTTTTTTAATTTCTAATTCGATGGTTTTTCCCATCGTTTCTACCACTCGCCGGCGTACTTTGTTGATGGCCGGACGGACAAATGGATGCTTTTGGCGTACGCTTGACCCTGATTCAACTGACCGCGCCAAAAGTTGGTTTGGTACGCCTTTGGGATATTTTTTTGTTTTAAAATCTCCGTAGCCGCCGAAGCCAACTGCTACATTGTGGCCTTCTACACTGTTGCCTCGAATTTTTGAAATTCCAAATCCTTTTAGCAGGTGCTCTTTTTCGTGGGTGGTCAGCGGGGCATACCGTTCTTCATTGCGCAGTTTTCTATCCGGATCATCTATCGGCAACGCTTTGAGATTGCTTTTGATTTCATCTGCTAAAACTTTCGCGCCGTCATATAGCGCTACTTTTGATATGTCATCAACGCAGGTTTCTATTTCACTGAGAACATTGAAAATTTCATCTGTTCCATCAATATCTAATTTAGCCATCATGCTATCTCCCAGACAAATGATGTGTGAACATAACCGGTATCATCTTCGTACTGCACGGAACGGTCGATGATCGGAATTCTTGCCGCGTCCAATACGTTTTCGATGGCGTCTCCGATAGGGTTATATTCGTTTTTCGTGAAAAAATCCACAGTTCCTTGGATTGGGGCATCGTGTAGACTTCCGTCTCCATCCAATTTTTCGCCGTAGACGTCTTCGCTCCACGTGATATAGTCACCTTTCGGGTCCTTCACTTTATAATGTTTGATCACGATATCGTGATCCTCTTTGATTTTCAGCAGTGCATTTTTGACACGCTTTAAGCGTTCGTTATAGATCATAGCGATCACCTACCTTTTCCAGTGTCAGTGTGATGCTCTGCGGCGTTGTCTGCATAATCAGCTGCACGTCGGAAATTCTGTAAAACTTTCCTTCCGGGCTTTCCCGATCCACCACCCGCACTCGCCAGTCCGGTTCAACCTTCGGCACCCGAGGGATGCGGATCAGCCGATCAGCTTCGACATTGACGGCCTTTGCTGATTCACGCCGCTTGTAGGTCAGTGACAGTTCACGAAAATGTGCCCGATACTGCAGTTCCGGTCTAAGCTTTGGCATATCCCCTTCCTCAGCGATGTCTTCTACTGTGAAAATATCCACGACACCATCATCGAAAATTTGGCGTTTATCCATATCCAGCATGATCAGCCCCCGTCTTCTACTTCTTGGTCTTCCGCCCGCTGGGCCGCTGCCATGGCATCCAACTGCTGCTGTTTAAGCAACCCTATAAAATTTCTTTCAAAATCTTCCAGGGCCTCGGCCTGCGCATATCGCACATAGTCAAACAGCAACCCTTTGATGATGCTGTCTTTTTCATAGTCGTTAGCCTTGCCGATCAGCCTGTCGAGGTAGGCAACTCCACGCTCAGCGACGTGCCTAATTTTTATATCCAGGCTGTCATCATCCCAGGTGATATCCAGATAGGCTTTTAATTCTTTAATTGTTGCCTCAGTTAGTGCCATGGCTCACCCCTTATGTCTTTGTAACAATGATTTGATATGTCTTCGACGCATCGCCATTGTTTACTGTGATTTTCACGATATTTTCGCCGTTCGCCCATGTTGCCGCGGCCCCATTGGCCACCGTTGCACCGCCAACTATGATGGCGACGGTTGCGCCGCCATCCTTCGGTGTTGCGGTGATAACGTTAGTGGCATTGGTGGTCGCTGCGGTATAGGTTGTCACCTCAGGGCTGAATCCTGGAGACAGCGATAAGCTGCCCAGGCTCAGCGCCGAAAGTGTGGCGTCAGGCGCTTTTACTCCCCCGTGATGGTTTTGACTGCCGGAACTAAAGGTTTCAAATTGGAAATATCCAGTTTCTGGAATGCGTTATTGTCATACGCTCGTCCTTCGCCGTACAGCTTGATGCGATACACGGTTTGATCTTCCAAGAAACGGTATTGATCGGACGTATCAATCTTCCCGTCTTTCCCGGTTCCGGTGCCCAGCCCGAAGAAGTACTTGCTGGCCATCCCGAGGACGGCCTGTCCTTTAGTGACTGCAATAGACTGAATGATTTTCGCCGGGATCGGCAGCACATTTTCAGCCCAAATGCCTTGCGGTGTTAAAAGCATTGTAGCTGGTCTAATCTTTTCCCAGTAGTCATCGGTGTTGACCACTAAGATCAAATCGCCGTCCGGAATGTTTCGCGGATTGCCCTTTCTGGTTTTGTTAATTTTCGTTACCACGGCGCCTAAAGTTTCCGGAGTAAATTCTTTGATGACAATCGCTTCCTTTTCGGGATATGCCCCGGATACGACTGCGGCATCCTCGCCGATGTTCCTGGTCATGCCGATTGGTTTGTTTTTGCCATCTCCAGATACAATTGTCGTTTCCAACGCGATCGCGATGGAATTGTTTAAAATTGTTCGTACGTATCTGTCAATCCATTGTGGCCCGAGGTCCAACATCGAATTGGGCAAAGGAATGAAGGCCGACAATTTGGCATGCTTTAAATTGAGTGTTGTAAAACTCGATGCCAGTTCTTGTGTGATCGTTGCGGTGAGTTCTCCCCAGGCTGCAGCTCCCATGCCATCTTCATTGAGGTAAATTTCAGTTAACCCCGATGTATTCACAAAGGGAATCACATCCAGCAGCGGATGCCCGATGGTCAGATCATCGAAAATGCGATCGATGATTGTCGGCGGTGTTGCTTTGTCAACATTAGTCAGTGCTGCTTGCGGGTCTTTTTGCCGTGCCCTTTCAGCTTCGATCAGCGCATTATAGAATGCTGTTTCTTCCGAAGTTAAGGCATTGCCTTTTCTGGCCAGCATCACCTGATCGTCATACTGTGCGATGCGGCCGTTGACTTCATCCAGCACGCGTTTTTCGATGGTCTGTGCATAGGCGTTAACTGCTTTCACAAAACCTTCCTGGTCGTCTTCTCGGATAGCTTGTGCCATCTGCATCATGTTTTCTTTTACTAAATCTTTTGACTTCATTCGTCTTCCTTTCTGCCATCAAGGCTTAAAAAAAACGCCCTCAACTTATTTGGCGTTTTGTTCCCGGGTTCTGATTCCTTTGGATTATCCGGCGGTTTCCCTTCTAATTTTTCTATTGCATCAAGCATTTTTTCGGCAGCTGTATCCAACTCATCTTTAAAAATTTTGACAGTCAACACGTCGTCTTCGTCGCCACCATCGTCTTTCGCCATCAGCTTCGCGCAAATTTTCTCACTCATACTGGCCGCGATAGTTTCAATTTCTTCTCGCTCAAATTTTTCTGTGGCAAAACCCCAGCTGATGGCTTCATCTGGGGTGATCCATGTTTCATTGTCCAACTTGCTTTTTAGCTCGTTATCACTTAAATTTACATGGCTTTTGTAGGCTTCAACAACTGCATTTTCGATAACGTCCAAATCATCAGCGGCTTTTCGCAGCGCATCCGCGTTCCCACACGCCCCCATCCATGGGTTATGGATCATCAGCAGCGATGCTGGATTCATCACCCGCTTGTCACCGGCCATAAAAATGACCGATGCGATGGAGCAGGCAAAGCCGTCGCAGTAGGTTGTGATCTCTGCGCTGTGATTTTTCAGTACGTTATAGATTGCCAATCCTTCCGCCACCTCTCCGCCATAGCTGTTGATATGTACATCGATATGGCTCACTGTGATGTCTTTCAACTTTTGTGATAGGTTGTGTGCTGAAACATCCGATTCACTCCATGGCCAGCTGGTGATGTCACCGAAAATTGATAATTCGGCATGGTCTTCATCTGTCTGTGTCAACATAAAATATTTTGATTTTTTCATGGTTATTCACCCCTTTGTCCGGACCGTCCCCGGTTGTTTCGAGCATCGCCGCCATTTCTTCGATTGGCGTGTAATTTTTAGTTATAAAGTGTTGATCAGCATATTCTTCGTTCAAAGCATCTTCCCCTATTTTTCTCCTGATTTCGTTCAGACTGTAAACGCCGGAGCTGATCAGTTTATCTATATTATCTCCGGCTTTCAGCACATCAATGTGCTTGATCGTCGTGGTGTCAATCTTGACATAGGCACCATCGAAAAAACCGCGCGGGCCATATCGCTTTGCTGTGATTTCTTCCTGGATCATGCCACAAAGCGGATCGATGCAAAAAGTTAAAAAGTTGTCAATAGCATCGCTCGTACCTTCGACTTTCCCGTTGAGGATTTCGGGTGGGATGCAGAACGCTTGCGCCGTCAAATCCCGGACGTCATCAATCATCGCACGGATGTCCCGGCTTTGCTCGTTGCTATAGGTTTTCTGTGACAGTTCGTCATAGGATGTTCCAGCGTCCAACGGCATCACGCTGTTTTCTTTCTTGAAAAATTTACTAAACATTTCGCTATATGCTTCGATGACGGCGTTTCGTTTTTCTTCGTCACCGTTGCTCAGCCCTTCAATTTTTAAAATCCCATGATTTCCACGGGACTTCAAAAATGAATCGATTGCGTACGACAGCAAATCTTGATAATTCGTCATAAACATATCAGTGATCCGCTTCATATTTCCCGCCGGCATTTGAAAGTAGAGCACCTCGCTTTGGGTATAGGGGCGATTCAGTCTTAGGTCCTGCGCGTTACCCCTGCCATAAATCACAATGTCTCGGAAAACGGCTTCTCTGAGCACATAGCCGTCAACGGTGAAGTCATCCGCCACCAAAAGCTGAGAGCCTTCTGGCGTTGGCATCTCAATAATCAGGGCCTCCCCCTTGGATAACAGCGCCGCCATCCACTTATGGATGAATTCAGATGACCCCTGATTGATATTCGGCTGCACATTCCATGTGTAGTATTCATCCCGTTTCACCTCTTTGTGATTCATATATGTTTTGAATTCGCATTTTCCAATAGCATTTGCAATCAACGTGACACACTGGCCAAAAGCAATGTTTTGGATACCTGCGCATTTTCTGGCCATTATTGCGATCAGCTCCGTGTCGCTATAAGGCAGATCGGCAATTTCATTTTTATCAATCTTGCGCTTTAAAATTTTGGATTGAAACCATTCTGTAAAAGTCATTCACTGCTTTGCCCCCTTTCTTTTTTTTGCAATTAAAAAGGACTGTAGATGATCAGATCATCCAGTCCTTTACTGCTTTTTAATTTTTCTTCGATGGTCATCGCTGCTACCAGCGCCATAAACGGGTCCGTTTTCCGGCTTTTGCCTTCGATTTTGGCAAAAATAAAATTGCCTGTGTCGACCCCGGCTTTTTTTCCGGCGCGCACCAGTTTTGTGTTGTTCGTCGCCCATCTTAACGGCGGATTATCATCCCAGATAAATTGCCGATGATTGAAACAGCTCGCGATGATTGGTTGTACCTTCATGATATCTGATGGCCGGATCAACTTCAGCTTATCTTTTTTATCATCTGTAAAACCGATTTTTTCCAACGCGTCCCGGAGCAATGCAAATCGAAAAGAATCAAGCGCAATCCCTTTGATATTGTATCTCTTTCCCATCTCAGCGATATATTCCGCGATCAGCGTCGCCGGGATTTCCACATCGTCGACTGGCGTCAGTAGTTTTCTTTCAGCCCATTCCCGCCACGGGGCTCGGATCCGGATCAGTTCCGGATTCTTCAAACACAGCCAAGAACGGCTGATATCAAAACGCTGATTGTCTTTTAGAAAATGGCAATCCACCGATGCCCAGTCGCGCAAAGATGCATAGTCGATACCGACCACACAGTCCCAACCTGTCATGTCTGGCAACGCCTTATTTGTTGCCGCGATATTCTCCCATTCAGTCACAGCAATTTCCATGTTAGCCTTTGGCAGATTCATCCGCTTCGTCATGAATTCCAAATTAGTTTGCGGGTCGATTTTTCGCTTGACGTTTTCGGCTTCGATTTCAAGTCTCAATGTCGGTAAATACGGCAACGAAGGATTAGCCTTGATCCAATTGTCAGGATCATCGGCTTCTTCTTCTTTGTCGATCTTGTGCAGCATCGGGCATAGGCGCAGGCCTTTGACTTTTCCACTCAGCACATCGCGGGCGATGGTCAAATCTTTGTCCAACACGCCGTCCCGGACGTAGCCATTTGTCGTTATTTTAAACGTCCGGCTGTGCGGGACTTTTCCAAAACCACTTTGAAATGTCCCAATGGCGTCGCCATTTTCATAGGCGTGTTCTTCATCAACTATCAAGCAGCCTGATCTCCTGCCATCTTTCGTGTTGGCATTGCTCGTATTGTACTTGATATAACTGCCTGTGTTCCGGTTGACGATCTCTTGACGGTTCCATCTGAACCACTTTTTGGATCTGGCCTTGGTTTTTTCTAAGACATTATATACGTCAAAAAATGACGTTTTAGCCTGATCTTCGCTGTTGGCAATGATATCGACGTTGTAGTCTTGGATGCCGTGACATTTCGTGGTGAGATACCACGAAGTCGGACTGATAAAACCGTTCTTACCATTTCCCCGCCCCATCAAAATTAGATACTCCGAAAAAACCAGCGTATCATCTTCTGGATAAGTGGCGTGCATCAAAGCAATCACACATTTTTCCCACGGAAAAAGCTGATAACCAAAGTATTTTTCCATCAATTCGATAGCTTTTCCCGTCTTTTCTATTCCCAAATCTACGTTTTTCGCGCCAATTATTGGGTAGATGTAGTCGCAAAACGCTATCATTTCCTGGCTTGCTTTTACTTGTCTGCGGGCGATCGGCATAAGGTAATCATCTATATACTCACATTTCATCTTCTAAATCGTCTGTTTCTGCTGCCGGTTCATCCAGATGTAGCTGTTGCCGGATTTTGATCATCTGCGCCGAGGCTTTTTGCAAATCGATCAGGCTGTCGTTTGTTTTGATATTCTTTATTCCACGCGAATTGATCACTTCAACTTTTGTCCCGCACTTTTCAATGTCTTGTCTGAGTTGTCGCGCCGATTCGCAAAGAGACATATATATGTCAACTTGATCAATCAACGCTTTTCCCACCTCGCCGTAGTGCTTTCTAAGTTGATCTATCAAATCTTTTCTGATGTCCAAATGCCACTTGCTTTTTTTCATTCCTGATCACCTTCTCGCGCGCGTAGCGTTTTCCAAAATGTAACGGCACACTCCGAGTTACACTAAAAATTTTTAAAATGAACTTTTTTTGACCCGGGGGTGCTATCACCATCGCTCAATCGTCAATGGTTCTTCCGTTTTTCGATGCCTGAGCCTTTCTGGATGGCATACTTCCTCATGGCATCGCTTGCATACACTGATTAATTGCCGATGAGTGCCGCCATTTTGATCGTTATATGTATACGATAATTTTAATTCCGGGTGTTCTCGTAAGTGCTTTATATGATGTACCGTATCTGCAGGCGTGTACATCGGGCGATGAGCAAAGCCTTTGCCTTTCTTGCAGAGCTGGCACTCATAGTGGTCATGTTTGAGTATCTCTTTTCTTTTATGCCGCCACGCAGGCGACTGATAGAAGGCATATGCTTCTTCTTCGGTCATGGTCATAGTCATGCCCCGTCATCCCCCTTTCCGTTTTCGATTTTCGCTTCTTTTATACGCTTCTTAGCTATCGCATAGTAGTCTTTTTCTTTTTCAATCCCGATAAACTCTCTGGCTGTTTTTATAGCTGCTACACCGGTGCTGCCTGATCCCATGCAGCAATCCAGCACAGTCTCTCCCGGATTTGTATACGTCTTGATCATGTACTCTAACAGCGGCACGGGTTTTTGTGTCGGATGATATCCCGTCTCGCAATTAAATTTAATCACATCGCGTGGATATCTTCGGCCGTCGCTTACTGTCACGTAGTCTTCCTTAAATTTTCTATAATTTTTACTGCCCCCCCGATATGTTTTCCAGTATATGGTTTTCCCCACGTGAACTGAGGATTGTAAGTTGGTTTGTGTTTATAAAAAATTAAAATATTTTCATGGCATTTAAGCGGCATGTAATGGCTGTTGAGAAATCCTCTTGTGTTCGGCTTTTCCCATATCCACTCGTATCTAAACCACTTTAAATTTGATTCAATTACTTTTCCCATAAATTTGTTCATGGCGAACAAAGCGACCGCGCCATTCTTTTTGATGATCCGTTTATATTGTTCCCATAGTTGATCAAATGGCAAGATTTTATCCCAGCCATTATTGGTGATCCCATAGGGCAAATCTGTTAAAATCATGTCCACACTATGATCCGGGATCATTTTCATACCTTCGATTGCATCGCCGCATATCAGTTGCATCTATACCTCGCTTTTTTATATAAAAATGGCGCCCGGTCATCAGGCACATCACGGCATTAAAAAAGCCCCGGCTTTCCAGGGCTTAAAATATGATTTTTTATATTTCTTTCACAATACAATCATAACACTATTTTATCAACCTGTGTGTTCGTTGTAATGTTCGTTGGCATCCATCTTGCTGGCTACTTGTCGCACCCATCCGTAGGTATAGCTCAATTCATCCGCGATTTCTTTTAGGCTCATCCCCTCAACGTCTCTCAGGATTTGAATTTGTTCCGCCAGCTTGTCACGGTTGGTCACCGCTTCGCGGAGTACCGCCAGCTGGTCGGAATTGTTTTGTTCCATCTTATCCAGTATTTGCAGGTCCGCTTCGATCTTAGCAATTTCGATCAGGATGCTATACGCTTCCCGTCGTCCGCCGCCACCATGAATCGCGTCAGCATCAACGTATGAACGCTCAGCGTTAATCTCACCCGGCCCGCTCATCTTGATCAGCAGTTCTCGACGTTTTAGCAGCCCGGCTCGTCGCTTTCTGATGTACTCTTTTTCTTCCCTCAACGTTTGACTTTTTGTCATCGGTTATCCTTTGTCTTTTTATATAACGTTACGATTCCAAGCGCGATTAGTCCCACCGCCACCAATCCCAGATAAACCCAAATTGGGATCAAAACGATGGGCCACGACCAGGTGATAGCCTCGCACATTTTTAAAATAACAAAGATCAGCTGCATAATTGCCAACGTAAACCACGCGTTTCCCGCTTTGTTCACATGGTTTTTACCTTCCATAGATCCCCCTTTCTGGGGCGGCCGGCCGCCCCCATGAGCGTTTATTACAAACCACCGTGTTTTTAGTCACAACATAAATTTTGAAGAAAATGTCCTGAATTTTTTTACCGTTAGAATCGGCGGTTGTAACCATTTTGATTTTTTCTTTTAACCGAATGCTTCATACCAATTCGCAAAGTCGGCTTTAGTTAGATTCTTCGCTTTTCGTTTTCTTTTGGCCACTTCAAATTTATCGCAAAATGGAATGTCACATCCTCGAATCTCGCCTTTTTGTCTCGAATAACCACAATTCGGCTTTGTCCGCGGGCCCTCGATATACTTGCATGCCGCGCACTGTCGGTTCCTGCAAAGATATAACGCTTCCATCGGTTTTTGCTCTTTCTTTGTTCCCATTTTTTCAATCCTTATAAGTTTTGTAAATCTCCATCATCTCCGCCACAAAGTCCGGAATGTTTGAAAGTTGGATGGCGCACAGGCCATCGCATTTCCCTTTAAAGATCAGGTGATCTTCTTTGACAAGATATTCCAGTCCTTCAAAGCTTTCACTGTCAAAATTGACGCCCCGGCCTTCCCGATCTGGAATGATACCACTGCCTAAATGGTAATGCTTTCTCCCTATCGTTATCTGCATATCATTCGCCTACTTTACCATTCATCACTATTCGTCTTTCGTAAATGGATTTAGCAACTGTGATTTAAATGATGGAGCTAATGGATCGTGACTTGGAATGTTTCCAGCCCCCATATATTTAAATCGCATAATTTCAAACTCTGTTCGGTTTATTCCATCCACAGCGTGAAACAAATCCGATGTTAAATG